TTATGCGTGATGCAGTAAAAGAATATTTAGGTTGGCATTTATTAGTGAAAGCGAGGAAACTATGATTGACAATGATAAAGAAAACAAAGATAATGAACCAGTTGTTCCTACCGAGGATGACGGGGTTGAACACACCAAAGAATACTATGATCGTGATAGGAACAAATAATGGAAAAGCTAAAAGTAGCAGAAATATTTTATAGTTTGCAAGGGGAAGGCAAGTGGGCTGGCGTTCCTAGTGTATTCTTAAGAACATTTGGCTGTAACTTTCAGTGTAGAGGATTTGGTTTGCCTAGAGGTCAAGCAACAACTGAACCTGAAGAAATAGCAGAAGCCATAGCAGAATTTAAAACGTATGAAGAACTACCATTAGCAAAAACAGGCTGTGATAGTTATGCGTCATGGCATCCTAAGTTTAAACATTTAAGTCCAGTATTAACTACCGAGGCAGTGCGTGAACGCATGGAGGATATTATACCTGATAACACCTGGACACAGGATCACTATAATGATGTGCATTTAGTTATCACAGGCGGCGAACCATTACTAGGTTGGCAACGTGCTTATCCAGAATTAATTGATAGTTGTATGGATAATGGGCTACAAAACATTACATTTGAAACTAATGGTACACAAGAGTTAAGCGAAGACTTTGTTAATTGGATTAAAAACACTTGGCACGAAGAACGTGGATATCAAAAGTTAACATTTAGTGTTAGTGCTAAACTTCCAGATTCTGGTGAGAAATGGGAAGAAGCAATTAAACCTGAAGTAGTTAAACAATATGATCGTTTAGGCTTTACATATCTTAAGTTTGTTGTAGCAACAGAAGAAGATGTGTTAGATGTTGATCGTGCTGTTGCTGAATACAGAGCAGTAGGATTTAACGGTCCTGTATACTTAATGCCTATCGGTGGACTACCAGAAGATTATCACTTAAATACAGCACAGGTAGCAGAACTTGCAATGAAACGTGGGTATAGATATAGTCCACGACTACAAGTTGATATATGGAGAAACGCTTGGGGTACATAGAAAAAGGTGACATACGAACAGCATTTATGCAACTATGGCGACTTGCAATCGTTGCGGTGTTTGTTAATTTACTCATTGATGGTCAACTAAGTTGGTTTGATGCTGTTATTCTTATTGCTGTACACTGGGTACTATATTTGCTAGGATTAGAAGTTGGTTATCATAAATTACTAGCACACAAAAGTTTTAAAACTTCAAAAGTTATAAGAAACATTTTAGTATTCATTGGTACCTTACTTAGTCATCCACCGGTATTAAATTGGATAGATGTACATAGAATACATCACTCAAATTCAGATAAGCCCGGTGATCCACACAGCCCCTGGGTTCCAAAAACTGGAATATGTAAATACTTGTTTATACGTTTACCAAGACTAAAAAATTCTTATGAATTTTATAATGATAGTACAATGTTATGGTTTGAGCACCAGCCACATTTAATATGGGCCATGACTATTATTTTAACACTAGTGTTTGGCCTTAAAACAATGCTAATTTGGTTTGCATTACCTAGTTTAATATCACCTTATTGTTTAGGACTGGCTAACTATTATACACATCAAGGAAAATATAATGGTTACGATCATGCTAGAAATTGGTATTGGATTGAAGTACTAGCACCTGGTATGGGTTTTCATGGTAATCATCATGACACTCCTGGTAGTTGGACACTAGCAAAAAAATATTGGTGGGCAGATATATCCAGTATTGTTGTAAAATTAATTAAGAGGTAGTACAATGTTAGAATGGTTAAAAGAATTTTGGAATGATTGGATATTATTAAAAGATATTGAATTATTAGATGAAGCATATATGGAACTACACATTGATGAAAAATTGCACCACGGAGAATTCTAATGTTAGATAAAATTAAAAAGGTTTTTCAAAAGAAACAAGAACCGGTAAAGAAAACTAAAAAGAAAACACCTATGGAAATTGCTACAGAAGCAGGAGAGCCATACGTTAATGTTTTAGGTATGGATGTAAGTCCAGAAGACATTAGTAACGGTAGTTTTGAATTAGAGTTCAACGATATATTTGTAGCACGTTTGATTAAAGCAGGTTATCAACAACAGCCCGATGACACAGATAATGAAATAGTAGATCGTTGGTTTCAAACTATTTGTCGTAATGTTGCTATGGAAACCTATGAACAGTTTAACGCAGATCCAGATAACAGACGCAACCTAGGTGGCGGATATACGGAGGTTAAGTAATGGACTTATCATTTATTACAGCAGATTTATTAAACGACATTTCCTGGTTTGATGGGATCATGTATATTATACTTGGCCTCGTCGTGTATGCAATTATTAGATGGATTAATAAAAAGATATGAAACTAGAAGACACACCCTGGAAAGATCCTATCATGGATCATGAACTATTCTTAGTGTTTGAGGACAAGTATCCAGTGACCAAAGGACACTTATTGTTTGTACCAAAAGTAGATGATGAGTTTCATCGCAAAGCCTGCTATGAAGAAGCCTATGATTGGGGATTAGATCTCTTTAAAAAAGGTTATTGCACAGGATTTAACATAGGACAAAACGTAGGCGTTTCAGCAGGGCAGACTGTTATGTATCCTCATATTCATCTTATACCACGCACAGACGGCGATTGTGCAGATCCTAGAGGTGGTGTAAGAGGTGTTATTCCTGAAAAACAAAAGTACTAATGCAACTATTAATTAATGGTGATAGTCATGCCGCTGGTGCAGAAGCAGTAAACAGTTATGCGTTTGCTGAAGATGACTCACGTTATTTTTATCAAGGCAGAGCACCACACCCAGACAATGAACTAGTTAGTTGGGGGTACTTATTACGCCGACCATTAAAAGCACGTTATACCAACATATCAGAAAGTGCTAGTAGTAATCAACGCATTATAAGAACAACAAAAGAGTATATTGATCAATATCAATTCCGTGAAGAACTGTTTATAGTAATAGGTTGGTCAACCTGGGAAAGACAAGAATGGTTAATTGATGGAACGTACTATCAAGTTAATGCCAGTGGTATAGATGATGTTCCAGAAAGTCATCAGCAAAAATATAAAGAGTTTATTGCTAATGTTAATTGGGAAAAGTGCACCAATGATGCACATCGAGATATCTGGAACTTTCACGAATACTTAAATCAAAAAAATATTAAACACATATTCTTTAATTGTAATAGCCACTTTAGTGATATACGAGATCGCAAAGATTGGGGGCTAAGTTATATTAGCCCTTATGACTATAATGAAACATATGATAAATGGTTAACCAATCAAGGTTACTTAAAAGTTAATCCTAACAGTTATCATTTTGGTCCAGACGCACACAAGGCATGGCAAAAGAAATTACTTCGCTTCATCATTGACAACAAAATTGTTTAGTAGTATAATAATAGAATGAAATATCTATTAATAGACACAGCAAATACATTTTTTAGAGCAAGACATTCTGCACACAGAGCTTCAGATACAGAAGAACGTGTAGGCTTTGCTATACACGTTACCTTAGCAAGTATCAATAAAGCATTCCGTGATCAGAAAGCAGACCATGTTATATTTTGTTTAGAAGGTCGCTCATGGCGTAAAGATTATTATGAGCCTTATAAGAAAAATAGACAAGTTGCTAGACAAGCATTAACCGAAAGTGAAGCACGAGAAGATGAAGCATTTTGGACTGCGTTTGATGATATGAATACATTTATCATGGACAAAACAAACTGCACTACTTTACAACATCCAGAACTAGAAGCAGATGATTTAATAGCAGGTTGGATACAAAGTCATCCAGACGACCAACACATTATCGTATCTAGCGACACAGACTTTTATCAACTGTTAGCAGAAAATGTAAAACAGTACAATGGTATTTCAGATGAGCTACACACCATTGAAGGTATCTTTGATAAAAAAGGCGAGCGTGTCATAGATAAGAAAACTAAAGAGCCTAAAGTAATACCTGATCCAGAATACATTTTATTTAAGAAATGTATGCGTGGCGATCCTACAGATAATATTTTTAGTGCTTTCCCTGGTGTAAGAGAAAAAGGTACACGTAATAAAGTAGGCCTACTAGAAGCATTTGAAGACCGTAAAACAAAAGGATACTCATGGAACAACCTAATGCTACAACGTTGGGTAGATCATAACGAAGAAGAACACCGTGTGTTAGATGACTATGAACGAAATAGGATATTAGTAGACTTGACAGCACAACCAGACGATGTTAAAGTAAAAATTGCTGAAACAATAGCACACGGACAACAAACTAAATCAGTACAACAGATAGGCACAAAGTTCTTAAAATTCTGTGGTAAATATGATTTGGTAAAACTAAGTGAAAATGCAACAACAATAGCGGAGTGGATGAACGCAGGTTATCCAGAAAAAGAATATGGTTAAAACTAAAGAAGTAGATTTAAAACATATCGAAGTTACTATACACGCGAAGCCTATTATAAAAGATAAGTTTTGGGTATTAACAGCCGACGATCAACGTGTAGGTGAAATTAACAAACAAGAACACGGCAGTGGTTATAAACTAAAGATTGGCGATAGTGTTTTTAACTATAAAAATATTAGTAGAATCAAAGCCAATGCCAACATTGAATTTGAAAAACAAATAACAGCCAAGGAACGTGAAGAAAATCAAGTTCACGAATATCCTACAGATGCTAAACCATACAACGGTGTTTGGAGTTTACAACAAAAGGCTCCTATTTTTACCAAAGAAGAAGATTCAAAGTCATGGTTTGCCGCTGGATGGTATCTTGTTCGACAAAACAAAATATGGCGGCAAGACTTTTGTCCTAAGTTAATTACACTACAAAGATACGATTACCACGGTCCTTATAAAAATCAACGAGAGTTACTAAAGGTTAAAGCATGATTTACATACAACGTTTCTTAGATAGACTTAAAAATATGCAGAGTCAAGGTGCTAAAGACTTTACTATGAGTATGCACGAAGCCAACAACTTACATGCAGATATAACCAAGTTACTGTTAGAACTTAAAATACACGCAAAGAACAAATCCACAGACGAAGTCATTGAAGTAGAACTTAAAGGCGAAGACTTCTAAGATCACTGCAAAATCAATGATTTTACGTAGTTTTCTTCTATAAACTACTCAGTTAATTGGCATAAATAACTGTACAATTAAAATGGTAATAGAAGAAGATGAGTAGACCTAAACCAACCGTACTTGTTGAAATAACAAACAAGGAAACATATAAAACAGAACAAGTACTAGCAAGTGAAGGTATTTGGGCCGTCTATTATGACAGTAGACCTATTAACCTAAAGACTTCAAACTATCTTGTACAGTACCCAGGACCAAAATACAAAAAAGTCTCATTTAGTAATCCTGGACATGCCATTAATTTGGCTAAAAAATTGAATGAGCAATTCAAAACAGATCAATTTTCGGTAGTACTTCTTAACAAAGGAGATACTATCTTTCCCGAAGGTGCGAAAAAGTAGACAGAGTCTAACCAGGACTCTTTGCGAACTGGCTAACAAATATCCCGTTGATTACAATACTGCTATGAAGTCATGGTGGCATAACGCATACAACGGGGCCAGCCTTCGACTAACTATAGACGGCTTTTTAACTCTAACAGATGATGTAGGCTTAGAATACTATACCTGGCGTTTAGAAGAACCTTTGAGAGTTACTCCAAATATATTACTTAGACTAGATCGCAAACTAGAAAACCCTTACTACGTTAGATTTGGTGGCAAGAAAGAAATGTTTAT